TTCGTCCACTGTACCTAACGCTCGAAGGTACGCTTCTCGATCATCGCCAGCACGTAATTCGTCTAATAAGGCAGTGTCGAGTTTGCGAACAGCGTCTAACACTGCTCCAGACGTATCCATGCCAAGGTCTTCCATAACGCGAAGGTGCGAGTAGCCGTCTTCTCGAAGTTCTTGGTAAGCCTGTATTGCTTCTGCCCTGAACTCATTCGCACTGTCTGCACTACCCCCACTCGCACGATCTTCTTCGTACATGGCTTCAGCTATTTGGTCTATCGCATTACCTACTAAATAAGCACGTTGGTCAGCGGATAGTCCTGATGTATCTGCCACGCTAGGTGGAGCTATACTTAACCCTATATTTGGGTCAAGCCGTAAACCATCTAACTCTGCTCGTATCTCTTCTAGTGTCTTACCTCTATTTAACTGTTCAATAAGACCGTCATACCCTCCATAGGCGAGTCTCCACCCCTCGGGCAATTCTGTATCGGGCATTTCCGCTACAGCTAAATCACTTACTGCTGGCCCCAAAAGTCCTTGAAGTTCGGAGGAAAACAGCATCTCCCGCGCTTCGTTAGCGGACATATCAAAGTTTTGAGTTCGCCCCTCTGCCTCTAATTTAAGCAGTAGGGCTAGTGTCTCTGGGCTTTGATTAGGGTCAAAAGAAAACCCCGAATTTATGTCCTTTACAGTACCGTTGCGCTGAAATACCCACTGTGCGCCGTCATCAAGAAGTAACTCTTCGGGTACGTTGGCGTTAGAGTAGAAAGAGCTAAACGAGTCTGCTTCTTTCCCATATTCGTAACTGTCGCCGTAGTTAGCGTTTAATGACGCGGTAAGTTTACTAGGGTCTAATGGGTTTTCTTCGCCAGTGCCAAATATAGCCTCACCAGTGTTGCGTATAACCTCGCCCATCTTCTCAAAGAAGTTGTCTTTGTTTACGCCAGCTATACCTCCACCCGAGATGATGTACTGTCCTAGACCCATAGCTAAGGCTTCGTCCAGTTCTACGCCTCTGGCTAACTGCATTTGAGTTTGGACTAAACCGTTCACCAGCAAGTCTTGGTCTACGCCTGCTCTAGCAAGCATTTCAGAAGTAAGCCCTACTTTGTTCAGGGCGTGCGCGGTTAGAGGGCCACCAAACGCTGCAAGGATGCCTGCACCTACATTGCCAGTAAGAGCGCCTGTACCTACGCTAGTGGCAACAAATAGGGCTTGGGCGGTACCATATTCAGCAGCGGCAGCGGCGGCAGCGGCGGCGTTAGCTATAGTAGGACTCTGTTCGGCCAACATCGCAGCGGCTTCGGCAGCTTCTTTTGCACTAGCTAGTTTTTGAGCAGCATTCCCCCCAACAAAAGATAGTGCCGCGCTTTTTAGTACATCCTCAAAATCCCCACCTTGTGCTGCTGTAGAAGCAGCGGAAGTAGCAGCCATAGCGGCGGGTATCGAGTTAAATATCCCTGCGTCTACCAACAACTTAGGAGCGGCAATAGAGGCTACCAATGTAGCACCCAGCTTTACGTAGTCACTTAGCCCCGGACTGCGATCTACAGTCTGTATTTCACTAAAACCAAAGGGATCAAAGACGTACTCAGACCCGTATTTACGGCTTATTCTCTGGGGGTTTACGTTATATTTGGCGTAAATCTGCTGTACTTGGGGGGAGCGTTCGTAGGCTTGAATAAGCGCATTCTGGTAGCTTTGGCCTTCTAACTGCGCTTGAGCTACCTCTGGAGCCATAACAGGCAGTAGCTCTTCTTGGAACTTCTTTAACTTTGCGTCAGATAGCTTACCGTAGTCAAAGTCGGGGTGGCCCTTAAAGTCCTCAAAAGTCTTATCAAACTTGAACTCGCCCACGCTATCAATATCTAACCCGCCGGGCACGATATACTTATCTTCAACAGGGCCATAAGCACCAGCTTCAGCTCTGTCTGCGCCGGTTGTAATATACCCTTGGTCAGATAGCGTACTCTGCAAAAAACTAATAGGGTCTTGGCCGAAGTCACCGGCACGTAGGGCATCATAGTACGCAGACGCATCCGCGCCTTTTATCGGTGCTCTGTTCTTAGCGGCCTCTTCCTCTTCCTTCCGTTTACGCTCCATTTCCGCACGGATTTCTGCCTTGCGCTCTTCTAACCGCCTGTCTCTTTCCTTTTGTGCTGCTTCCTCTTCTTCTCGACGCTTTCGTTCAGCTTCTGCTGCGGCATTGATAGCATCTAAGTCAATGCTAAAACCGGGGGGAAATTGAAACATAATCTACAGCCCCTAGTTAGTTAGCAAGACGCCTTGAAACGACGCGCCGATTTGGTTGTTGGTATTACTGGTTACAGCACGGCACTCTATATCCGTCTTTTCTGGTATAGCCAGAGGAAACTCAAAGTCTATGACTAGCTCATTACTCTGCAATACATTGATGAATTTAGTCCTAAATACATTCGACCCAAAGTCTCTGGTATTAAGTTTAACGGTAGCGTAGTTATTAGCCTGCGATATAGCAGCGGTAAATATAAGGTCATCTAGGTATAACGTATGAGAGGCGGGCACGGTATAAACCGCCATCTTCGTCTGGTTACCATCGGTTATGCTCGCATAAATAGTACCTGTAGGTACCCCAGAAGACACTCCAGTAGCTGCGATATAGACAGTACCCGCAGCAGTGCCCCCTGACCCCGCAGTAACAACAAAAGCGCGATTAATGCGTATCCAGCCAGAAGCGTCACCAACCTGCACTTGGGTCTGCCCGTTCATATCGACAGTGACACTTTGAGTAGCGTAGTTTTCGTCTAAGCCCTGTACGGTAACAGTCTGTGCACCTGTACCTGCGATAGTATCTGCGGTGCTAGAACTGCTAATAAACGCCGTAAACGCTGCGGCAGGCCATACTACATCACCCCCCTGCGACCATATTGTTTCTTCAGTACCGTTTATGTCTGGGTTGTACCCAAACTTATACAAGGAAGAAGCGCCAGCGACTTGCCCCTTGGATACTTGTAACTCATACGGTTCTTGAACTGCCATAGCGTTTCTCAGTGCGTTATCAAGCTGATTAAAGTACAGGCGCAGTACGTTGTTAAATTCCTCAAACGCTTGTTGGTCGTACCCCTGCGGAGGATACGGCAGTGCTGGAGCGCGGAACGGTACATCGTATCTGGTGTTATCTACCGCCATTAACGTCTACCGTCTGCCCGCATGTCGATTCTAGGGGTACCTAACTGCCACGTAACACCCTCTTCAGTAGACTCTATCTTAACCGCTAACTGCCGTCCCCGCACTCGTGTATTGAGTTGTTGTGTAAACGCCTCTACTGGTAGCACTGCACTGCGTGTAATCGTACCGTTGTTAGACCCTCCTTCGGACAAAGGCGAGTTGTACCCTGCGCCAGAGTTAGCAAGGGGCAGCAAAGTCATCGTCGCGGCAGGAGAAGCCGCTGTAGAGCCGTTAAAGGTAATGTCCGGTATAACCCGCCAGATGAACGCAAACTGATGCCCGTCTTCTATATCGAACTGAGCGGAAGATATATTTGCTGCAATCGGTGCCGGTGTTGTAGTCTGATTGTCGTCTGTACCCTGCTCGTGATTCACAAGGTTATAGCTGTACGTAGCAGCAAGCGGGCGGTCTCGTAACCCGGAATCAAGCCATGCCGTACGTTCTAACGTACCGTAGTACCAAATGTCTTGTTGGTAGTTGTATACCGCGTATCTGTCAGAGGTTTGCGCGTCAGCAGAACAGTAAAACCACCAAATTTCATGGAAGGACTCGTTAGTACCAGCAAACACCTGTTCATACTGTAGGGCATTAAAATCATCGAATATGTACCTACGAATGTCGCAGCGTAGCGGTTGAGTCCGCCCGTCGTACTTATAAAACTTATCCTTACCCATCCAGTAGGCTACACCATTAGCGTAAGCCACACAGTTCTGAGACGCTGTAGAGACGTTTTCTCCTACTAATTGTGCGCCCCATACCGCAAGTGCCCCTACGTACTGCAAGGAATAAAGCGCAGAGTCAGTCCACACTAATACCTCTTGACGAGCCTGTGCAGCCGCGACGATCTCTGAACCATTAGACAACCGTAAGTCGCCCGCTTGGTTATTTGCGGCAGGAGTCCAATTACTTACGCTCTCTTGGTCTGCCCATCGGATTAACATAGGGTCAAACGTAGCACTACCTAACAAGTTAGTCCCTAAGCAGAACACAAAACGGTTTATGTCAGAAACAAGGATAAGATTTTGTTTAGTGGGTACGTTAGACGCCGTGCTAGAAAAAGCATCTGTAACTAGCTGTGCGCGAGTGTTTAGGCCATTTGTAGCATCCCAGTAGTAGACACCCCCGCCACGAGGGCCGAACACTAAGTCTTCGCCAAAATTAGCTTGACTCCAGACACGAATAGACTCCGAAGAGGTGCCTCCTGTACCCCACACGCCCGCACTCCAGCTACCGGCACCCCAACCCGTCAGTGGTGTAGCGAACGCAGGGCCAATGTTTATTTGGTACGCGCCGACTACAGAGCTTCCGCCGTTACCTGTATCAGACGCATTCGCGGTGGCTGTAGCGGTTATTGTGTACGTGTTTGCGGTAGGGGCGGGGCCAACTTGGTACTCTTGGTTTAGGACATCTGCGGTTATATTGCCGCCGAGGGATACTGCCCCGCTAAAGGTAACAAAATCGCCCTCGGTAGCACCGTGCCCTGCGTCGGTAATAGTTAATATAGCACTGCCGTCTGTAGCGGCAAAAGTCACATCACCTGCGGCGGTAGTTTCTCGTAACGGCGTAACGTCGTTATATGCCCCACCATTTTCGATGTAGAACTTCAAGTTAGTGCCCACACCGATTAGATCCTGACTACCTAACGTAACCCAGTTATGTAGTGAACGGCACACACCTTGAAATGTGGTATCTGATATACGTACCCACCCGCCGATTTTCTCCGGCATACCTTGGCGGAACCGTACTTTATCGCACTCGTACCAACCGCCTTCGCTTGTATACCGCGTATTCTCTCGGTTTACTCCGGGCTTAAACTGTAGCTTTTGTAAAGGCATATTGTGTCCATTAGCTAGATGCGCCAAACGCAGGGGGTAGCGTGGTAACTTGTATAGCTATATTTTGCTTCAAGTTAAGCGCCGCCCCGCAATCTGAGCAAGTGTCCGCTTCTAGTTCCGATTCATCTAAATCAAACCCACAAGCATCGCATACGATCTCTATAACATGTGCAGGGTCTACTACACCGCCGCTTAACGCTCGTGGGCTATTGTGAGTTCTCATCGGTATTCACCTGTACGGATCATCTCAGTCACCTCTACAGCACGGTTGCCGACTTGTTTAGCCCAACGGCTATCCATAAACTCATCAGCGGCGATGTCAAATTGCTCCCGAGACATAGCTTCCAGAGCTTTAACAAACCCGCGCAACCGCGTGATGCCTAGATTGAAGCACATATCGACCATTGCGTCACGCCTAGCTTTATTTAGGCCACCGTACCAGTAGTACGCATCTTGCAATTCTTGATGACACCGCTCTAAGTCGTTGTGCAGTAAGTAGTCAATTTCATCGGAAGACAGGCCCAAGCCAGATTCTGAGATGTTTCTGCCTACGCCTATGGTCTCAAAACCCGCAGTACACAAATACACCTTAGATTTGACGCCCTCATGGCGTTTCACCATCTCGACTAAATCACCCATTACTTCTCTCTAGCTACCTGATTGACCTTCTCGTAGGAGCGCATAGCGCCTAACCCAAGCATACCCATCATAACGGGTACAAGTAGCGTTGTATCTACCTCTGGCACATCTAACCAAATCCCGAGAATGTTGGCGATGATGGTGTTGTACAGCAGTCCTAACGCACATATCCAGCCGATAGCGGGTCGCCATCCAGCTACAAATAACGACTTATGTGCAGCTTCCATCTTGTTAATTTCAAGCTGACCTTTGAGCGCCTCATGCGAGTGCTTTTCAGACATCGTGGCAATCTCGTGAGCCAAGGCGTTCTTCTGATCCTTGTCCTCAATAAACTTGTCCAGTAGTCCTGTAACCGGCCCTACTAACGACGCGACAATACTCATAGTTTAGTCCCAAGTCTTTGTGTTGGTTGGCACCCGTTTCGGTATGCAATAAGCCGTTATGTTTTCTTGCATCTGGTAGCGGTTGTTTATCTTAGTCTTGCCGGTACTGACGTAGTACGCAAACGTGTTACATCGGG